TTGTTGTAACAATCAAGTTTCCATTGTTGTCTTTATTAAAACCATAAACTTCTGCTGAACTTGCATTACCATACTCTAATGCGTTTGCAGAAGAATTTACTTTAATAACCTGTCCTGCACTACCAATTGAACCTAAACCGGTTCCTCCTCTTGCAGTTGCTAAAACACCTGATGTTATATTAGAAGCATTTATAGATGCAACATTAAAAGTTCCGTAGGCGACTATTGAAATTATATCAGAAGCGGTTGCACCGGCAGCTAACACCACCGAAGTTCCGCTAGTAACTGTAACATCTGTTCCATTTACTAACTTTGCTCCATTCAAATAAACATCTATAAATCCTGCATCGTAAGCCAGAGTGTTGCCGTTATCGTCCGATCCGGTAAAAGTTGTTTGTCCACCGGAAGCGGTATATTTATATCTTTGTGCAGTTCCATTTACAGAAGAGCCTGCTGCCGCCCAACCTGAAGATTTATAAACCTTTAATTCGTTTGCTGTAGTGTCAAAATAAAGATCTCCAATATTTAAACTTGTAGTAGGTGCTGAAGAAGAAATTCTATAAACTTCCGCAAAATTATTTACCGAAGCTAAATTATTAGCAACAGTTGTTACATTAGCAGAATTTGAAGCTAAAGAATTTAAACCGGATATAGCAGCCAAAGTATTCATATCGGAAACAGTTTGTGTTGTTCCCAAAGTATTCATATCCGATACAGCGTCCGCCGTTCCTAATCTTCCTATTTCAGTTGCTTTTGATGCAACAGTTGTTACTTCCGTTGCTTTTGGTACTAATCTATGAAAAGCGTAAGTATGATTTGTTGTTGTTGATTCAACTAATATACCAAAACCTGCCGCAATAGTTTCACTTGCACCTAGTCCTGTTAATGTAACAGTTGAATTATTTAATGTTCCGTTTGCAATTGTTATTTGTCCTGAACCATTTGCAGTATGTGAAGAAGCAAGAGCTTTAATACTTACAATAGTTCCAGCACCATCATTTAAATCAGGGTTTGTATTTGGAAAACTTGTTTCGTTTGCAATAGCTACAAAACCTCCAACATCATCAACTAAATCAATTACCCTTGCATCAATCGCTGCTGTTGTTGCTATTTTATCGTCCGAAGCCGACCAAGTATTACCTGAATTAATTAGTTCAGAAGTATCTTTATTTAAAAATCTAGTATCGGCAGATAATGTTGTGTAAAAAGTATTATCGTCCGGTGTATGTGAGGCTTGTTCTGAATTTGTAACAATTGTAGCGTCAGCAATTTTTGCTAGTGTTACTTGATTATCTCCTATATGTGCAGTATCAATCGAACCATCAACTATATGTTCTGAATCTATACTATCATCTGCTATTTTAGAACCATTAACCGAATCAGCACCTAGTTTTGAATTTGTTACAGCCCCAGCATTTATTTTTGCTTCGGTTACAGCATTTGCATTTATTTTAGCAGCCGTAACTGCATTGTCATTTAATTTTGCTGTCGCTACCGAATTATCCGCAAATTTAGAACTTGAAACAGCATTATCAACAATGTTTGCCGTATTAATAACATTTGTTGGTATTGAATTATTTGTTTGTGATAAAGAACCTACATAAACTCTAGTTATAGCTTCGTTTGATAAAGAACCGCTATCCCAAGTAACATTAATTGTAGTGTTTGTAGAAAAAGACGAAGAACTAATTGTTCCAAATATTGTGCCAGGTGTTGAAGCAGTTAATTTAATTCTTCTACCGGTATGATAAATAGCGGTTACATCTACACCGGCAATCGTAAAAGAAGTTCCACTTGCATAGGCAGCAGTGTAAGCACCATCGCCGTCACCATATTCTACCCATTGTGAATCATTAAACCATTCTCTAGTATTTACCATTAGAGCTCTAATGGCATTGTTTAAGTTAGAGGGTAACATTCCCTCCGCAACACTAATTCCATTTAAAGAAGTGTTGTTTAAATTTGTTGTTGAATAATCTTTTATACCGGCCATTTAATCTCCCATAAACCAAGCAAACGCTTTATTACTTTCTTTGTTCCTATCATTAATTAATGTATTAATAGCTTCTTCAATTTGTCTTTGAAAAAACTCTTGTGTTTCAAATGAATATCTAACATTGTCTATATCAGTTTTTTCGCTCATCTTAAACCTATTCTTGACGCTACTATGTCAACGCCTTGTGCATGTGTCCAAGTAGAACCGGAAGGTGTAACCACTTTTATTTTAAAATATCTACCTGATTGTCTAACAGGATTATCGCCACTTGCTACCATTGAAGAAGAAGTTGATTCGGTTGCTAAATCAGCTAACCTTTCTTTGCTTTTAATAGTAACAGAAGAAGTTGCGTCAACTAACGGTCTGACATTGGTTATACTACTTCTATGACCTGGAAACAACTCCATTTCTCTAGTTTCTATTGTTCCTTGATTGTCCGTACCGGAAAAAATAGCGGCCTTGTAATTATTATCTATTGCACCAAGTAACAATTGTCCGCCATTCCAAAAGTCCGTATCTAAAGCAATATTAATACTATCCAAATTTTGTGAAATAATATCCATAAGCTCAACAGTATATGCCCCTACAAATTGTGAAAATATTGTACTTGCATTAGCGTCTGCCGTTGACCATTTTTGAGTTGCGTAGTTGTAAATTATTATTTTATCACAAACGCCGGTTGTGTTTGATGTGTTTCCGGCAGATGGATAAAGCCACATAGCTAATTGATTGAAAGGGTCAACCGCCGCACAAATTCTATCACTAAACGCTTTATTTAAATCTAAATCAAAAAATCTATTTACTTTTTCAGCTCCTATCGGAACAATTTGATCTCCGTTCAATTCAAAAAAACCATCGTCCGCATAAAAGAATACTCTTCTATTATCTTGACAAACTGTTCTTCCATAAACGGCACCTCTATTTGGCGATATTACAGATAATCTAAATACTGTTGCACCGCCTACATAGTCCATACGAATTATTTGATTTTGTCTAAACACATAACCTATTTCCCCTGATGTTATGTGAACTATTTCGCCACCTGAACCTGGTAAATCTTGTAAATCAGCTTGTTTATTTCCTGTTTGCCAAGTTGAAATATCGTTAATGCCTGACCATTGTATTCTATTTTGATTAGTTGGTTGGTTTCCGGTAACTAAAAAATCCCTAACAACGCCTGAAACTCTAAATGTAGGTACAGAACCGGAAGAAGCTATTGTACTTAAATTTGCAAAATTAGTTGAAGTACCCATTAAATAATATTGTGGGGCATCAACTCCATTACTTGCAATCACATAATTACCAAATTGTGTAAATGTAAAATAATCAGAATTTGTTCCGGTTAAACTTCCTTTTCTTGAAGTAAATGTTCCACTAGCTAATTGATAAATGTCAGTATTTTTAGCTACAAAGTTAAATACATTACCTGAATTATCTCTAAAAGAACCAGCACCTCTTGAATGTGCACCAATATTATTTGTAGAATAATTAATTAAAGACGGAAATCTTTTATAAGAATTTTGGGCGTAATAAACATTATTAGCTGTTGTGGCACCTGGATTTAAATATTCCGGTTGGTCAGGTAACCATTCGCCAAAAGGTATTTGCATTTTACTCCTATTGGTTGTTATTTGTTACGGCAATAAAATTATCACTAAAAGAACCAGCGACTGTTACATCACTTCTTTGTTGTAAAGGTGCATTTCCATATTGGTCTTCTCTATCGTTTCTTTCTAGTCTTTCCATTGCAGTAGAATACATACTTTGCCATTGTTGTAATCTAGCAGGGTCAACTCCACCTAAAAAGTTTGCCGCATGATATAAAGCACCATATAAATATATCGCTGGGTGGTTAGTTAAAATAAAATTAGAAGTATTAGAATTAGATAAAGGGTCAAATCTTTTGTAGTAATTTAAATATCCGGTATAAGTTGAAGAAGCTGCAGGGGCAAATCTAAATGTATCGCCAAGTATTGTAAATGTAGATGGTTGTCCACTAGACGAACCGCCTTTAATCTGATCCATTTGTGCAGGTGTAATATATTTTAAAGGGTATTTTGTTCCGCCATTTAAAATATAAAAATCTCTTACTTGTAAAAATCCACTAGGTAAATTTTCTGTTTCCGCATCTATTGTAATAGTTGTTTGTGTTACCATAGACCTAATTCTTAATTTTGAATTAAAATCTTTTTCAGCTAGAACAATAAAGTCTTCCGCTATTTCCGTTGTTAAATCTGATCTGTTTAACCAATTAGCTATTGAAGATTTAAGTTCGCTATAATTAGATAATGCCATTACAATCTACCTGCCGCTGTTCTAAAATATTGAAATTCACTACTATTTAATTTTTTCTTCATAATTTGTTTTTGTACTTCTTTTGGTAAGGCAAACCAATTTTTAGTTCCATTATATTCATTTGCCCATACTTGCAAAGCTAAAGTTGGTATTGAAGCAACTCTTTTTAATTCTCTTGATTTAGAATATCCATCATTGTGATTATAAAGAGCTTTATTATGTTTTATATGCGAATCAATATTTACTTCTTCTTTAAGAACAATTTTTTTTTCTTGTTCGTCTAATAAAAAAGTTTCTTTTTTTAATCCGTCAATCTTAATATCTTTATTCATCTACCTTGACCTCTATATTTTTTTTTAGAAAATTTTTTATTTGGTTTTTTACTATGTCTTCTTGGCCTTTTTCTTGGGCTTTCTTTAACATAATTATTGACACCAAATAATGGTTTCTTTTTGGCCACTAGCCACTCATTTCAGTAACAAAAACATTTGCACTTCCTATTGAAGCAACTTTTTCGCCAGGTGAAACTTTAAAAATTTCAGGTTGGTCAGCAGGAATAAAGATTGTGCTTGTAGTAGCCGTTGGGTCGCTTGAACCATTTCCGCCAAATTCTATATGACAATCAGCATCAGCTGCTATTCTTACATATTCAGTTTGTGTACCAAATACATCTGCAACCGCACTACTTGAACCACCACTAGCTATTTTCTGTGTTTTTGTAGGTCTTAATCCATAATTAAAACTCATATTGTTCTCCTATGTTGGAGGGGGGAAGTACCGGCTAGGCAAGATCCCCCCAAAATTAAATTATCTTCTTACAACAATTGTAAAATGTGCTGAATGAGTTCCTGTAGAAGCTCCGTCAGTTGCAATCGCTATATAGTCACCTTCTGATACATTGTTTGCAGCAGTTGGTTCGCAAGTGTCAATATCTCCAGCCGCACTTCCAGAATGTGCAATAGTAATTGTTCCACCAGTCATGTTAGTAGTATTTACTTTTGCAGTTATTCCAGCGTTGCCTCCAGAAATAGTTCCGCCTAAAACCGAAGTAATTTTTATTACTTTACCGGCATCAGGAACGGCAACTCTTACTGTTCCAGCTGTTGATACATCGTCTAAATGACACTCTAAAAAGTAATCGTTTAAAGTTCTCATTTTATTCTCCTTATGTCGTTCCGCCTATAACCTTTTTAAGACTTCAACATTTGGTTAATTGTTAGGGGGTGTATATCTAAACAAGGTTACACCCCCAACAATATATTATTATGATGTTGTTAAATCAAAAACAGCACCATTTGCTTTTTCGTTTCTAGCTTCTAAAGTATATTCAGCAACTAAAAATCTCTGATCTGCATCTTTTGTTTGTGCAGGAGTTTGTAGTTGGAAATCTCTTAAGAAAGCAACTGCCCACATATCCATTTCAAGGATTAATGCATCTTGGCCTCTTTTAGCCGCAGTACCATTAGCACCTCTAATGAATCTGTTAGGAGCAACTTGAAGCGTACCAAAATCTGATTCGTACACATCAATAGAAGTAATTAATCTTCTATCTTCCGCAGAATCAAATCTAGTAGAACCACCTGTAAATCCAGATAGTTTTTGTTTGTTGAAAGCACCAACCATAATCATATTAGGGTTTCCACCTTCGTTAAAACAACTTCTCAAAACGCCTTTTAACTGATCTTCAGTAAAAGCTCTTTGAGTTCCATCTGTTCTAGCAGCACCGTTTCCGTTTCCAGATCCGCCTGCTCCAGCGTCAACATTTGTTTCAATCCAAGTTTGGCAACCGCCTAACTTTCTTGAAGTTGTTGCGTTTCCAGCAGCTTTTGCAACATTAGATAAAAGAGCTGTTTCCATATCTCTTTTTAATTCTTTTGCTGCTTTAGCAACTTGGTAAGCTAATTCATTAGCTCTTCCAGCTGAAGTTACGGCTTCGTTTGTTCCAGAAACTTGCACACCTTTTGTAGATATTTGAGTGTGGTTTTCTTCTTTAGTTGTTGCTGACATAGTTCCGTAAGAAATATCAGCTCCCTCAACAGCATGGTTTGCTGCAACTGCAGCCAACGCATCAGTTTGCCATTGGTGGGAAGTGTTAGTTGCTCTAGCTTTAGCAACTCCTGACATAAAAGGTGTTTCAGTTGGGGAAATCGAATAAATGATGTCCGCCAAATCTTCTCTTATGCCGACTGTTTGGTAAGTTTGAAATACAGCCATTTTCTTCTCCTATTTGTTAAGTTGTTGTTAAATGTATCGCAATAACAAATCCGTAGCATCTTTTGCTGAACCAGATTTTTTAAGCGATTTAAATTTATTCAACCTATCTTGGGAGTTAAGTTCTTCTTTAGTTGTTTTGACACCTGATTTTACAACTTTTGACGGCTTGACTTTTTTATTAACTAAAGTTGGTTTCAACTTTTTGTTAGTTTGGTAATTCATAGCTTCTACTATGATGTCAAACTGTCTTGAATCATAAATTGAACTTATTTCGTTTTGATTAAAACCTTTGCCCAATAAATAATTCGTCATATTAGTTCTTAAAGTATGGCCTTTAACAGGATCGTAAAGCTCAGGATATTTTAAAGCAATCCGTTGCTTTTCTTTAGATACCAAATCTTGAAATTGCGAAGTTTGATGTTCTCTTAATTTCCGTTGAGCCGAAGTAATAGTTTCTTTTCTTCTTCGTATCTTACGGTCTAGCTTCGCCGCTTCCGTTGGGTCTTCTTCCCATAATTGGTCAAGTTCTTTAGAACTCATATCGTTGTTTATTTCAGCATTCAAAGTCAACACAAGTGAATTTAAATCGTCCAACTTGGTCGAATACTGGTTTTTCAAACGATCTTCTTCCGATTTTAGCTCTCTTTTTGATAAAGCTAATTCTTCTGTTTTTCGTCTGTAATCGGCATCCTTTTGATAACCTGCTTTTAATTCATCAAGGTCAACATCAATTTTTTCACCATTAACAATAACTTGGTGTAAATCTGTTTCTTGTTCTTTAAGAGCACTCTCTTCTGGAGCTTCTTCTTCTACAGGAGCTTCTTGAATTTCTTCTTGTTGAGCTTCTGGTTGTGGTTGAACTTCTTGATTGTCTTCGGCTTTCGCTTCGGTTTCTTTTGGTTCAACCTGTGTTGCTTCTTTTTGAGGTTTGATAGTTGCCGTATTAGGGTCTAATATTCCCTCAATAGATTTTGCAGCACCTTGTACTGAAAAATTATTCAGTAATGGGTTTGTATCTGACATAAAGTCATCTCCTATTGTTAAGCTGTCGTTTGACTTGGCTTATTTTAACCTTGTTTGGTTAAAATTTTTTTTCTTTTTCGGTTTTGCGAAATTCTTCTAATTGTTTTTCCGCTAATTTACCGGTTTCAAGAATACTTTTTAAATGTTGTTCTACTTTACCAACAACATTATAAGCGATCCAAAGTTTCTCCCTTGTTTCGCTTTCTTTAGCCCCTGTTTTTTCTAAAAGGGCTTCGGAATAAATTTTTTTAAGAGTTTTTGTGGCCTCTTGAAAAAGTTTATTGTCCAGTAATTGTTTCGCTTGTTGGGAGCGGCTTACTTCCGTTTCCCTGAGCGTCTGGTCTTTCGTTTCCATCTAATCCTTTGACTTGTTGGGAAAGCATATTAGCAGATTTTTGGGCTTGTTCAAGTATCTTGCTATTTCCTGCTACCATCAACTTATCTAAATCGGCTTCGGCTTTAATTTTTGCTGTATCAATTTGTGTATTGTACTTCAAGGCCATTTCTTTCATTTTAGTTTCAAAGTCCAATTGCATTTCTTGAATTTTTTGTTGTAATTCTAATCTTTCTAATTCAAGTTCCGCAACTTTTCGTTTTTCTTCCGAATTAATTCTAGTAAATTCTATTTTTTCAATAGGTGTTAATGGAGGTGGTTGTGGAGGTGGCATTTGTTGTTTGCCAATATCCGGATTTACAAAGTATGCGTCCACATTTTTAAGCCCTGCGTTTTCAATTATTTTAGATAATGTGTTATACATATTTTTTAATGTAACCATTGGCATTTCTTTACCGCCTTGAAGATTAAATGCTTGTAATTGTCTTTCTAAAATATTGTTTAGCATGATAATTTGTTGTTCTTTTGAACCTGTACCCAAGCCAACAACTATATTTATGTTAAATTTGTCTTTCCATTCCGTAGGTTTAACCGGAATGTATGTATTATTAAGTTCAATTATTTGTTGTTTGTCTTGGTACTTAACCATTAGTTCAAATATTTTTCTAAATAAATCTTTTACGCCGGTTTCAGCAAACACTCTAGCTATCAATTCCGAACGCATTTGTGTTTGTGTCATTAACGCATTAACACCTGTTGCTGTTTTTGCGTTTAAAGTATTTGGATCTAATCCTTGAACTTGTTTTGATATACCGGTTCTAACTTCCCTAACTGAATCCAAGTAACTTAACATTGGAAACGCTTGATTTGAAATAGGTTGTGCTTGAAGCGGTTGCATAACTTGGCTTGGTGGTTGTTTAGTTCTAACAACACCGCCTGGTCTAGTAGTCAATAAATCGTCCATGTTGACCATTCCGTCCATTATGGCAACCCTATTATTATTTGTAAGATACATATTATCTAAAAGTTGACGCATAACAGTAGATTTCATTAATTGAATGTCTTCTACTAATTCGGAAATACTTCTTCCGTAAAATCTATGCGGCATTGGAATAGGTGTTATTGTTACAAACGGAATACTATCGCATGGCATATTTTCTAAAATAAAATGTCCGTCTTCTCCGGCACAAATAATTTTTCGGAGTTCGGCAACGCCATCATTATCGTAATCGTATCTTATGTAAGTTTCAAAAACTTGTATCTTCGCCGTAGAATTATCGGTAGGCGTATCTAAATTATAACTTTCAATGTTTCTTGTTCTTGCAACATCTTCGGTATTAAAATTTTGGTCTTGTGAAGCCGGTAGGTTATTAACTGTTTCTTCGTCAAAACCCATTTCAATTAATTGGCTTCTTGACATATAAACTTTGTGGGCAACAAAATCAGCGTCTTTAATTGTTTTAGCTTTTCTTTCTATTAAAAATTCTTCCGGTGGTATGCTTTCTATTTTTACTTGGCCTTGTTTTCTAATTCTTTTAATTTTGCAATTATATAAAACCGGATCAGGAAATTCTACATTTGAAATATCTACGCCTTGTTGTTCGGCTTGTTGTCTAGCCATTTCTTGTTGTTCTTTTACAACTTCGTCAACAATAGTTTCTTCTTCAATAACTTCTATTTCATCTTTGGTATCGTTTAATGCTTCTTTTTCAGCCGGTGTTAAATTTCTATAAGTTTCATGTTCTATTGTTTCGCTTTCATCCCAATAAATTTTTAAAAAACCATTTTTTTCAATTAATGCATCTTTGAAAAAATTATATAACAATGAAAAGCCATCATTTTGTTTATAAAAAACATGATTTAAATATGCCGTAGCTTGTTCGCTAATTTCAATATCTTCCGCCGTAACCGGATCGCAACGCACAACTTTATCGGAAGCAGTAAATACCCTTAATAGGTTTGGCAAGATACTTTCAACAGTATCCGAAACATCAGTTGACACCACCTGTGAACGGCCATCTATTTCCGTTCCAAGTTTATCGCCTAAATAATATTCAATGGATTTTCTTCTTTGCGAAGATAATTCGCCGCCTAGATAACCTAATGAATTTCTTATTTGGCTTCCTAATATACCTTGTAATTCTATATCTTGAGTTTCTTTTGCCATTATTTTAATTTAACTTTTGCCGGAGATAAATTTTCCGGTCTACTTTTTAATTCTTTTATAATTTGATTTTTATGTAATTTTTTTCTTAAATGTGTAATAGGCGAAAGTCCAATTTGTAAAAAATTGGTTTTAGGCGTTTCCGCTTTCATTCTTTTGTTAATTTCTTCTTTTATTGAAATTTGTTTTTTTACCATATTAAACTATATAACTTGTATTGACTTCAATCGGTTTTTTCCAATTGGTTCTTTCTATTGGTTCGGTAATAGCACCGTATCTGAAACTATCGCAAAAATGTGATGCCCAATTGTGTAAGGGTTTATTCCTAAAACAATTATTTTTTTCATCCCATCGCTTACAATAGCTTTTTAACGCTTCTAATAATTTTTTGCAATTACTTTTATGAAAATAACATTTTGGTAATAATCTTCTAACTTGTTCTATTCCGTCTTCTATTGAAAGTTTTGGAGCGATTTCAAATTCCATTCCCATCTCCCTTGCGGTTTCCCATCTTGATTTATTAGTTCCTATTTCCCTTACCCTAATATCATGAGGGGCTATATGTTTTGAATAAGTATAGGGTTTATCGTCTATAACATTAAAATAATGCTCTAACCCCTCACTAGAATTTTCGTAACAATCCACAATCCTAACTTCACCATTGCTACGCCTTTGGGCAAATATAATTACGGTGGAGTCATTCATGCCCAAATCCCACCAAGTTTCTACCGGTAGATTTTCGTCAATTTCAAAATCTTGTATTCGGTTTTCTTGTTCTAATTCTTCAATAATGCTACCAAAATAAGAACCGCTAATTCCGGCTTGAAATGAACATTCAAATTCTTGTTCGTAACTTTCCGGCGACATCGCCAATTTTGCTGCTTCTAATTCTTCTTTTGGAATAATTTTAGTTTGACTAGCTTTGAAAACGCATGTGAACCAATCCTTTTGCGATTTAGCTTTCTCATGTAAATCAAAAAACCAATTACGACCCATTGGCGTACCTATGAATATAGCGAAGCCTCTTCGGTCGGATAAGCAAGGTCGTAAAATAGTATCAAACAAATCAGGCGATATATTTTGTGTTTCGTCAACAATAATTCCGTCAAAGTATTGCCCTCTTATGGCAGAACTATTTTCCGCCCCAATAATTTGAATACGGCTATTGTTGACGGAAAAATCAACCCTTAATTCTGATTCGTTAAATTTAGTTCCAGGTATGGCGGCCGAAAATTGCTTTAGGTAATCCCAAGCGGTGCTTTTCCCTTGCAATCTATATGGCGAAATAAAGGCGTATCTTGGGTAGGGGTTTTTGTTCGTCAAGGCCGCCTTAATTAAATGGTTTATAGCAAAGACTGTTTTACCACCTCTTCTATGAACTATTACAACATTAAATCGGTTGACATCGCATTTTTGATGCAAAAATTTTTGGATTTCCCTAGGTGAGTAAGGAATTACAATTTGTTTCATATTTTAACAAAACCCCCCTAATGCAAGGTTACATTTGGATAAGGGTCTTCTTTTTCAATCGGTTGGATAAATTGTTCTTTTAAAAATTCGGAAAAATTGTGTGCTTCTAGTTCGGAATCGAATCCTTGAAAATGTGAAACTACAACCGGTTTATTGGTTTTAGTATCTTTCATAATAAAAATTATTGTTTTTAATATAAGGTCATCCATTTTGTTTATATATACCACCCATTCATTTTTATCAAACGCCGGTCGCCGGTGTTGGGTAGCCGGTCGCTCAAAACCCCCCAGATTTAATAAATAGAACCAATTACGGCCAAATTATTACTAACGATAACTTATGAATTATCATTAATAAACTTCCGATAATCTGCGATTATCAGCTCTCTTGTTGCTAATTAGAATCATTCAAGAACAAAACAAGAACACCTCACATATATAAACTGCTTTTTGTTTGTGCAAGAAATGGCAAACTATCAATTAAATCAATACTTTTAAACCAAAGCAAAGATAAAAAATAATAAATTAATTCAATATTTATTCATAATTTAGTTTATTTATTGTTCCAACTTATATTAATTGGTTCGTTTTGTGAACCTTTAAGCGTTAAAACTTCGGCTTGTTTGCCATATTTTTTACTTGCTAACTTACTAGCCGACCATTGGCTTGAAGCTACAATAATTTTATAAAGATTAACTAAATTTTGACCGGCCTTGCCGTCTATTTCGCCGGATTCTATTTTTGCTTCAAGTTCAAGTCTTTTGTCTTTCAAGTTTGACAATTCTAAATCAATAGCTAGTTCTTTAGATTTTTGGTATCTATCCATTAAGTTTGAATCGCTTACTAATTCTTTTCGGAAACTTGTCCAAGTATATTGAATATCTTCCCTTTCAAATATTTGTCTAATAGTTAAACCATCGGCTATTAAATCTAAAATCTTTTCAGCTAATTTATCGGTTAATTTTCTTTTTCTTCCTACCATAATTTTAATTCCTTTCTAGGGTTGGGGGCGGTAAGAAAGGAAAGAGAACCGCCCTCCAACAAAGTAGCTACTTAATAAAACATGCGAAAGGGTTGTTGCATGTGTGGTATTTATACAACACACTGTTACATAATTACCAGTCAAAAAAACCCTTTTTTTCCCTAAATCTTCGCTTATCAAGGGTAATAGGATTCAACTTAATTATTTCTTTTTCTAGCATATCGTCAATAATACATTCAACGGTGAATTTACCAAAACGGCCATTTTCCCAAATCCAAACCAACTTTCCAACGGACAAGATTCCGGCTTTATATTCTTGATTTAGCTTAATACAAATTTCAACCTTTTCTTTAAAAGTATAAGAATTGTTTTTAGTTGGTTGTAATTCCTTGCCTTTAAAATAGTAAGGCAGGGGGGTTACCGGATAACTATTAGACATTTAAACTAACCCTTAAAACCTTTTAATTTCTTAAACCCTTTTATATATTTAGTATTTTGAGTATTAGTATTACTCTTCTTAATACTACCCATTTTTTGGGTAATCGGTTGCCCAAAATTTGGGTATGGCAATACTACCTTATTAGGAATAGCTAGTTCGTACTTATTAGCCGAAGTCTTTCTAATTACCTTTAAATAGCCAAATTTAATAAGTTCGGCCTTGCAATTTTGTAAAGTATTTAAGCTAATCCCCAGCTTTATTAACAGCGTCTTATTTCGTAAAGTCCGGTATTTTTCCGATAAGCTACGCAAATAGCTAAATAATAGCTTTGCGTCATTTGATAAATCTTCATCCCAAATCACTTGATTCGGAATCATTGAAAACCCTTTATTTTTCATAAACCCTTTGCCAAGCATCTATATACCCTTTTTTTGGGTAATCAAATAAAAAAAAATGAAGAACAAACCAAGAACATAGCCATATATTACTTGTATAAGTTTTGTATTATGTTACTTTTATTTATGATTCGTAATTTACAAATTAAACAAAAGGAGGGAAATATGAATCAAGCTACAATAAAAGATTTTATTAAAAATAATAATCTTTCAATAAGTTCAAGTCATGCGGATAGTAACCCTAATATGGATAATCAAGACATGAACCATTACAAAGTTACTATTAAAAGAAAGTTCAAGCTAGACGGAAACCATTTAGATACTAGGTACGGCTTTAAACAAATGACTGTTTTTTATAGTCAAGGTTTTGGCATAGAAGGTGAACCAAAATTAGATTCTGTTTTGGATTGTTTATTGTGCGATTCACTAGGTGTTGACGGCGAAATATTTGAAGATTTTTGCGATAATTTTGGATATGAAATAGATTCGCCATTAGCTAAAAAATCTTACAACGCTACAATTAAAAATACTAATAAACTTAAAAATTTATTAGATAATAAATATTACGATTTAATTAAATGCGAAAGGTTATAATATGAAAAACAAAGATTATACTTCAATTTGTGATATTTTAACTAAACAATTAAAGCGTAAATGCTTCCCATTTATGACATTTGGCGAAGTACATAGGTTGAAATATCCACAACTTTACAAATATCCAATAGAAAAACACTACAAAGAACCAAAAAGAAAGACTTTTATATATATAGCTTTAGGGCTTTTAGTTGTATTAGTCTTGTATATTTCATGGCTTTTGATATAAATTATATAGAAAGGAATCAATATTATGCCTAAAAAAATGCAATTTAACCAAAGGGAAATATTAGCGGTTACTAATCCGGAATATTATACTTGTATCAATTGGAAGCCGTTAGGTGATAGACAACGATTTGAATACCCTAACAAGCAAGAAGCCATTCAAAAAGGTAAAAGCATTGTTAAGCAAGACGATAAAGCTAAAATAATGATTTATGCCGTTAATGGTTCTAATATGGCTTTAGTTGATAGCTTCAAGGGTTCGGCATGGAAATAACTAATGCCAAACGCAAGGGATAAACTTTGGGAAGAATTAAAAAATATTTGTAATAAAAATGCCGAAGTTCAAGGCGTTAAATATTGGGAATATATTTTAAAAGCTAAAGATTATGTTCCTTTAAAAGATTTAAAGGAATGGATTAAGAAAGAAGAAATTGAACAAATTAAGAAGCAACAAGAAGAAGATAAGGCCTATCAAGAAAGGGTGAAACATGGCGGAAGATTTTAAACAAACCGAAGAAAATATTCAAGTTGATTTATTCGGTAATGAAGTTACCAAAAAATTTGAATTAAGGGATAAATACATAGAACCGCCATTTTCGGTATTTGATACCAAGCAAGGTACATGGCAAAGAAGAAGAAATAAATGGAAAGCGTTAGGGATTGAAAGCGAACTAGGGCGAAAGGTTGATGGAGCTCATTTTGCCGGTAGGCATAGACAAGCCGAACGAAGCGGAAAGAAACCGGCCGAATCTACCCAAAGAATATTAGATGTTGGCGAACATAGTATATTTGACCCTGTTGTTTGTGAATTGGCCTATTTGTGGTTTAGCGGTAAAGAAAATGCAAGGATATTAGACCCATTCGCAGGGGGTTCGGTTAGGGGTATTGTTGCGGCTACTATGGGGCATGATTATACCGGTATTGAATTACGCCCTGAACAAGTTGAAAGCAACATTGAACAAGCTAACAAAATTTTTGAAGATAAAGAAAAGAAGCCCAAATGGATTGTAGGCGATTCAAATAAAATTTTAGATAATTTAAATGACGGCGTACAAAGTAACCAATTGGAAGAATTTGATTTTATTTTTAGTTGTCCGCCTTATGGTAATCTTGAAATTTATAGCGATATGCAAGACGATATTTCCAACATGGAATACCCACAATTTTTAGAAATATACGAATCAATCATTGCAAAGTCATGCAAGATATTAAAACAAGGAGAATTAGCTTGTTTTGTTGTGGGCGAATTTAGAGATAAAAAAGGATATTATTACGGCTTTGTTCCGGACACAATCAACGCTTTTAAAAAATGTGGAATGAAGCTCTATAATGAAATTATCTTATTAAATGCCATTGGTTCGGCTAGTGTTAGAGCAAATACTGCAATGAAAAATAGAAAAGTAGTTAAAATACATCAAAATGTATTAGTTTTTAAAAAGATATGACAATTAAAAAAGATTTATATGTTTACAGGGTTTTACATGGAACAAAACGAATTAAAAAAATAAAATTAAGTAAATTATTAAATCATTTAAATATGGAAGTATTTACAAAAAAGTTTTTTGCAACCGAAAAAGAAGCTAAAGATTATATAAAAAATGATAAATAAATTCTACCATGAAAATTGTATTGAACGCCTAACAAATAAAAAGTTTAAATATAATTATATTATTACTTCGCCGCCTGACTTTAGCGAAATAGGGCTTTCATTAAAAGAAAGTTATTACACTTGGATTAAAGGATATATTGAAAATTTTAATCCTATCAATGGCTTTGTTACTATTTGCATAACCGATAGAAGAGGCAACGGCGGTGTAATTACCAAACATAAAGAAGTAATAGATGCTTTTCAAAGTATAGGGTGGGAAGTCCATAGTTATAAAATTTGGGTAAAGTCTTTTAATATAGATTTATATAAATTACCTTATCAACATTTAATTACCTTTACACAAAACAAAAGAAAAGTACCGCCAACAAAAAGAATTTTAGAAGATATATTTTGTATCAAACCAAGCGGATTTAAAAATTCTATGCCGGTTGAAATATGTTCTAGGCATATAAATTGTTTTACCGAACTTGGCGAAGTTGTTTATGATCCTTTTTTAGGTAGCGGCACAACGGCGATAGCTTGTAAGTTAAATGAAAGAAGATGGGTTGGTTCTGAAATAAATAAAGATATAATTCCTATTATAGAAGAAAGGTTAAAAAATGAAACTTGAACAAACTATTGATATTAAAGAAGTAGCAAGATTAACCTTAAAAAATATTTTATCTTCTAAAGGTATTATTTATAAACATTATGAAAACAAATTTAAAAAGAAATCCTATTGCCAAGACTTTGATAAAAGCATATTACAAATTACGAATAATAAAACCGAAAAAGGGTAAGGGTAGTTATGTTAGAAGCAATTATAATAATAGAACTAACAATGATTAGTTTATATTTTCTTCAAAATTAATAGTAGCATTAAAACTAAAAGAAATTCTTTCTTCATCTTTGTTTGAAGAATTAAAAGGATATACTTGATGCGAAAGATTATTTGGAAAAAGAATCCAAGTACGCTCCATATCTTTTGGCATAACCCTGTAATTAGAATCATTGAACATACCCTCCGAACCCTCTACAAATTCTGTATTACCGGAAAAATCATTATGCTCTTTTGCATTTTCCGTAGGAATCATTGATTGCGGAATTTGTAAGTAACCTACGCTTGATAAATGATAATTTTTGTTTTTTGTGTATTCCGTATGTCTATGAATTGGGTTGTAATCGTTGGGTTTAGATATGACATACCAAGCTGAATTAATTAATATTGATTTTACAGTTTCTTCTCTGAAATGTGCATTGGTATAAGAAACCATAATAGGGTCAAAGAATTTTCTTTTCCATTTTAACATTATTTCCGGCGAAATTAAATATTCTTCGGCAACATGGCCAACAAGTCTTTTTGACCAATCATGGTCTTTTCTTTTTTGTTTGTCTTGTCTTATTTTTTTTAAATCTTCTTTGAAATCTTTTATTAATTCTAAAGGTAATGTTGCTTTTGCTAATGTAGAACCGAATGGCTTAAAAATTTTAAAATTAATTTTGTCCGTCATAAATCGTTAATGTTGTATAAATCTTTTATTGGAATACTCCAGCATTTAGGTCTATCAAGGCCAAAGTCCGTAAGGTATTTATCGTCTAGCTTTGTAAAATATGGAAACCAACCTTGTATTGTATATGTGTGGTTGCCGTCATAAGTAATTAAAACATATTTACCTTTTTTTTCAATTGGCCTTATGATTAAAGTATTGTTTTGTTTTCTTTGTTGTGTTCTTATTTCAATATCCTTACCAACATCAGCTTTATCGTAGCGGCTATAAGTATCGGTATAACTACCATTAAAAAAAACATTTTTACCTTTACAATATGCAACTTCGCCCATTGCCCCAATAATTCCTAAAGATAATGTTTTTTCTTCCGTACCTTTAAAACCATGCCCAAAAGTTTTTTTCATTTTTATATTTTCAACATATCTTTTATTAGCAACTTGCGTAGCCATTTCTATTTCGTAAGGTTCTAATTTGACAATCAAACTTCGTTACCCCAACAATCCCAACCTTGAACCTTTTGCCTAGCAAACAATTCAATTCTTGGTAAATCGCCGCAAAGATTTACAATGTTAGTTCTAATAATATCCGGTTTTCTTGAATGTTCCCTACGACTATCAATAACTAATTGTTTTACATTTTTATAAAATCTTTTTGGCTTACCTTTAGTAGCTAACAAACAAATTTCAGGGTTAGCCCTTGTCCAATAACCTAATCCCATAAAGAAATTATCATTTGTTTTATTTTTTTTAGCCCATGTAAAAGCGATTGTTTTATATTTAAATCCCCATTGTTTAAGTAGCTTAAAAGATTTTTCCAAAAAAGGATCAGTAACCCACATAAACAAACAACAATCCATATCAGCAATATCATTGATATTAAGATCCAATAAATCGTTAAATTCCATGCAAGAATAATGTTTGGTAGCGTTACGGTCTTCACCTTTTTTTGAATAACTTTTAAAATACCAGGGTGGGTCGGCATAGATAATTTTATATTTCTTTGAACCTTTTAATATTTTCTTGTCTTGTTTTTTCATCTTCAAGCTCCTTTTCATTTACCATATTTTTTTCATATTTTTTTAACGATGTTTTAGTTCCGGAAAATCTTTTCCACCAACATTCAGCGCAGTAATCCCTATGATTTTCAACAACATCAGCTTTGTTATCACAACTAGGTACACTACAAAATTTCATATCACCGTAAATATTCATTAATCAATTTCCGTAACTTGTTGTTAGATTTTAAAATGGGAATAAATTCTTCGGCCAAAAGAGCTGTTTTTTCTTCGCCGATTTTATTTATGTTAATTTTATTTACCCAACAAATAATATGCCAAAGTTCATGGAATAATGTTTGTGCCATCATTTGTTTTGACAAGTTTGGATTGATTCGCAGAATAAGGGAATCCGGATAGAATATTGCATGACAATCTCCGCAATTTTCCCATAAAACTTTGATTCGTTTTTTTTTATATTTAATGAATCGGAAACCCATAACCTAGATTTATAAAATATTATTTTTAAAATCAATGAAATTATGTATTGTTTTTTTACAAGATTTGTATTAGGTTTCGAATCAATGTTAATTAAAATAGGTAAGATGTGGAAGCATAGAAAGGAGGGGGGTTGTTTCTCCGCAGATCATCTTTCTCCCTCTCAATTAACTAAATCAACGGATCAATGGTTTTACAATTATTGCGTTCTTGATGAAAAAGATAGGAAGAAGCAGCCCCCTAATATGAAAATGATCTTTGGTGGAATTGTAGGTAGAGCTTTACAAGACATCATAGTTCATAAACTAACTATAAATGAAATAATGAAAGGCAAACCAAATGCTGGAGCAACTAGCAAAACTTCAAACACAAAATCGTAATCTTACAAAACAAGTTAAAAAACAAGATAGTTTGATAAGACAAAGGGATCAAGAAATTACCGATTTAACAAAGAAAGTTAAAGATTTAGAACAATCGGAAAGAAATAAAGCTAAAAATCAAAGTTATATACATGCTAAAGCATTAAAGGATATTGAACAAAAAAATGAAAATGAAAGGAAACATGACACAAAAGACGGAAGAAAAAAGTAAAGGTTCTTTTAAAGATAGAAGAAAAGAATGTATTGAAAAATTAGATGCTGAAGTTGAAAAACTTGATTTCAAGGGTAAAGATTATTTAACAGTTGCTAGAAGACATAATCATTTACTTAAATTTTTTCCAGAATCTAAAATAGACGAACAATTAATTTATCAAGACGATAAAAAAGTTATAACTAAAACGACTTTGTATATAGGTGATGCTCCTTATAGTACCGGCCATGCAGAAGAAAAAAGAGATGCAAGTTTTGTTAATAGAACTTCGGCTTTAGAAAATGCTTTTACATCAAGTTTAGGAAGATGTTTAGCAAGTTTCGGTCTGCATGGTACGGAATTTGCTTCGGCTGATGAATTAGCTAACGCATTAAAAAATCAAAATAAACCAAACAATGATTCAATTGAAAAACAAATTGAAAATCAAAAGACTGAAACAAAATTAAATGCTTTATATTCAAAATGGGAAACTAATAACGAAAGAATAAAGAAAGTATTTGATACCAAAGCTAATACAATCAAAAACAACGGAGGACAAAATGTCAAATCAGGCTGGTAAGCAAAAAGACTGGGTGCTGTTTCCATATAACCCAAACCATGAAAAATCTGTAAAAATAGATTTTTCCGGCAACACAAAGTTAGCCAACGGCGAAAAGGGAACAATATTAGGAAGTAAAGGAACTTCTGCTAAAGGTACTAAATTCATAAGAATTTTTGCCCAAGTAGGTGTTTTATTTAGAGGTGATGATAATAAATTTACCGGTAATTTACATGCACCGGAAGTAGCCCCTAATGAAAAAAGTTTAATAGGTTGGTTAAATGATCAATCGGATAGTCCAAATATTGCCGGTTATCAAAATGATCCAAAACCAAAAGAACAACAACAAACACAATCACAACCAAGTAATGCTTTTGATATTTAGTGAAAGTGTTTTTTTTGTACTTGTTAATAATTGTTGGCGATAGTTATGCTGCCGTTAAGATCCCTATTGGCTTTACATTAAGACCTATAACTTGTGAAGAAGCATTTTATAACAATGTTAAATTTGTAAAGAATGAAAATCATAAACAATATGAACCATTAACTTATGCTACTTATAAAAATTATCATGTGTTTGGCCATTATTGTAAAGATTTAAACAACAATTATTATATGGGTTATGAAGAACAACTTAATTATGATTTAGGTTATGACAAATAATATTAAAAATATAAACGAAATAACTAAAGAATTAGAAAAACTTTTAAAAACCAAACAAGAACAATATGGTAGTTTTAGTTCTACAAGTTATGCTTTTAAAGGCATGTTAGAAAGTATTTTATCGGCTTTTAATGGTTATCAAGTTCGTTGCCCAAATAATATTTTTGGTATTTGCATGACTTTAGTTAAATTATGGCGTTCAATTACAAATAAAAAATATAAAAAAGATACCTATGATGACATAAATGGATATAACGAATTGAATAGGAATCTTAAAATGGAAGAAAATAATGGCAAGTGAAACAACTATTCCTATGACACCTTTAATGATGAAACTATTGAATTTCATTAAAAAATATGTCAAAAAGAACAAGTATTATCCAACTTATCAAGAAATGGCTGATGCGTTGGATTTTAAAAGTAAAAATTCGGTAACTGTTTTGATTACTAAATTAGAACAAAGAAAAGATTTAAAGCGTTTAAAAGGATATAGAAGAAACATTGTATTAAATGGCTAAAGTAGAAAAAAATACTTTACAAGAAATGATTGTAAATTTTAAAGAATTTTTTGTTGGCGATTCGGTAGAGGAAGCTACTAGAAAAGCTCATGAACAAGAAATGCCCAAAGAAGACGCATTAATAACAATTACTGACAGGCGTAATCTTGGGTCAAAAATTAAATTAGTCAGTAAGGATAATGATGAACATAAATCCCAAACAAATCAGGGATCTGAAAGCAAAGAAAGACAGGTGGGTGGAACGAATGAACAAACATAAAAGAATGATTCGTAAATACCAAGACAAATTACCTGTTTTGCATGAAAAGATTGCTGTTTTGGAAAATAAACAAGATAGTATTTATACTTAAATACTAATTAAATTAAAAATTGTATTTTAGGGTTAGGGTATTTATGTCTTCAAAGAAAGGAAACATGCCAAGTCAATTAACACATACTACACAAGACGATATAGAACTATACAAGCATATAGGTAATAGGATTAAAGAAGCTAGAACTAAAGCTAGTAGAAATATTTATCCTATGAACCCAAATAGAAAAATGCCTGATAAATTTGTAACACAAACAGATTTAGGCAATGCAATTAAAGTAACATTTCAACAGATACAGAAATATGAAAAAGCTACAAACAAAATTCCTATTTGCAAACTTGTAGCCGTATCAAAATATTTAAAAAAACCTTTGTCTTATTTTATTCCGCAATTAGAAGAACCTTTAGTATTAAAGCCGGAATGGGAGGTAAAAGATAATGTCAAGCAATGATTTTGTACCGGTAAATGAAAAGTTAAAAAGACTTATACCTGATCCGGTAGAACTAGACGCTTATAATCATTTTTGCACAATAATTGAAAGAATGATTATTAACGGACATGAAGCACATAAAACAATACCTGACTTTGATAAGTGTAAGCCGGAAATAGAAGCATATAAAGTTTTTGACGGAATAGAAATTCCTGTTCATGGCTACGCTGATTTAAAAGGTAAAATGGTTATTGAGGATAAATGTAAGTTTCCAAAACAAGGAAGACTTAAAAAAGATAATACTAGATCATGGTTGACTGTAAAATTACCGGATAAACCATTAAGCGACCACCTTTTGCAAACGGATTTTTACCATTATGCAACCGGCCTACCAATTTATATTTGTTATATTAATGAAGAAACATTTAAAGTTTTTCATGCCGATAATTACGACTTACTTAAACCGGAGGCTATCATGTCAAGATTGCCTAATTTTATTCAAAGATGTAAAGTTAGGCAAAACCTCTTGTCAGTAAGCAATGACGCAAAAGTAATCAAAGACTACATTCAACCGGATTTTGAAAACTTTAAATGGAAGAATGAACTAGACCCTGATTACTTAATTAATGCAATGAACTTTTGGAAAAGTTAATCTTATCCCACCGTCTATCCCAGCTTTACAACGAAAGCTACGCCTAACTTTTTTAAGTTCTTGCATAATTCGGTTTTTTGCCTTTTCTTGATTTTCTTTCGGCACTTTGTTTTCTTGAAACTGCAGCTCTTCTTTGTGAAGAAGACATTGATCTGGCTTTAGCAATGGGTACACATTTGGGATAGTTTTTTCTTTTTTCCCCTTTGCTTCGTCCACATGGTGGGTAGCTTCCGTCCGACCTTTTGTTTGCTATGTCAACCCATCTTTCGGAAACCCAGCTTCTTAATCCTTTTTTGGCCATTATCTTTTTTTCTTTTTTTTCTTTTTACCGCCAGGTGTAATTTTACCGCTACAAACTCCACTAGCATACATATTAGCATACGCTGATGGGTACACCTTAAATTTTCGCTTTGCAGCGGCTTTACCTCTAGCACATAGTTTGGCCATTATTTTTTCTTCTTATTTTTTTTCTTTTTCATCTTCGCCGCAATAATTTTTTTCTTTAATGCTGGTGGAAGAGTTTTTTGTTTTGATGTTAACATTATTTTTTCTTTTTCTTTTTTTTCATTGCTTTTTTTGCTGCTGCCTTACCTTTTTTTGTATAAGCATATTTTTTTCCATTTACCATTGGCATAGTATTCTCCTATTTTTTCTTTCGTTTATGATTACCCATATACCAATCTGAGGGTTCGTAATTCCATCTTTTACCATGATGACCTCTTAAATCGGCATACAGCATTCTAGCTTTCACTATGAATTTTATAATTGATTTTACCATTTTTTACAAGACCAGTACCTTGCCGAAAACTTATCATTAGCCGTATCGCATCTATGTCTAGCCCTAAAGCTCCGTCTTCTAGCAGGGTTATTTTTTTTTATTGTCATATTAGCATCTCCAAATCGTATTATCTTTTCTTTACCATTCTTACATGCTTTAACTACAAATTTTTTACCCCCAGATATTTGTCTTCTAGGGCTATTGCATTTCATTTTAGCTTTGTCTATTGCCATTCCTTATAACCTTGTTCGTCTTTAATTAAAGACATTTGCCTATTGTCATTTTCAAATGTTGTATTTTTCAAGCTAACATGAATCCAACCTGAATTTATATCAGTGTCATTGTAATATTCTAAAATCAGCTGATCAAAAGTAAATTCATCTTTTATTTTTGTAGCTACTTCTTTATTGTCAACACCTGGTATCTCAAAATCGACCGCTTCGCCTTTGCAATGCTGACTTGTTGGTTTTGAGCCTATCATAGTTGCCAATTGTTCACTTCTAAATCCGCTAGTAACTTTAACAGGTAAATTATAAAATTCCCTTAATGGTTGGAGTATTTTTTCGCAAATATTTTGTAGGTTATCTATTTGTTGTTCGTCAGGGGTATTATCTAAACCATTCCTTAATGCAGTTTGGCTTTGTGTTAATTCTTTTAATGAAAAATTATTTGTAAGTTTCATGCTTCTACCTTTGGTTTTGGTTTTGGTACTATAACTTCTTCTTCTTTGCAAACAAATTTTAAGTAAATATGATGTTCATTTATTTCTTGTTTTCCTATTTCTTTTGATTTAGCTAAAGATTCTTTATATCCGGCATTTAAACAACTATACATATCATTATATTTATTGTCCATTTGGTGCGGTGGCATACATTCACCAGCTATGGCAGAACACATAATCATATATAAAGCGTATTTCATTCTTTTTTTTCCGTAAGTTTTTTATTTTCTTCTTCTAATTGTTTAATTTTTTTGTTTGCTTGTTCTAAATCTTGTTGTGAATGTTCAAGTTTTTGCAAACATCTTTTGTTAGCAGAATCTTTAGATTTACCGGCATCTTGAAGTTCTGCCACTTCTTGTTTAAGGATTCTAACTTGATCCTTATATTCGTTTATCAGCTCTAGATTATCGGACATTATTTTTTATTAGACATTCCGCCTTTAAAAATCTGTGTACCTTTTATTCCGTAAATTGATGCAACGACCAAAATCCACAGATTAGTGAACCATGATGGCAGTTGTTGAAATTGTTCAAAAAATTCTTTTATTTTAGCTGAAGCACCTGGATCATCTGAAAAAACTCCATAAGCAATTACTAAAATAGGCAAAGTGAGTACAATTAAAACAAACTCATCTTTCCAGTCCGATTGTCTTGCTTCTAATAATTTTCCTGAGTATTCTAACTCACCTTTGGCCATCTTTTCCGCATGAAGCATTTGTGCGTCCGCCATACGCATTTGCGTTTCTTTTTTCTTTTTATAAATATGCGAACCTGCATTTACAGCCAGTTTAATTGCACTTAACCACATAACTATCTCCTTTTTTTAAGATGTTTTAAAGTAAATTTTATTCTTTGCCGCCAAACAAAACCATATAACTTTCTTAATAAACATTCTAGTTTTATAAGTAAATATTCCATAGTATCGCCTCATAAAATCCTTAATGTTTGCAATTATCACAAGCACAAAGATCGCCATCGTACCAATGGGCATGTAATACATCTTCACAATGACAATTACATTTACAATCTTTACACTTTTTTTTTCTTTTCTTTTTTTTTGGAAAAAACACATTATCTAAATGTGTTGAAAATTTATCTAATAAATTAAAAAAACTATAAAAAAATTTATCCATTATTCTAATATTAATTTTTTGATTGATTTTTCGCCCATGTATATTTCTGTTTCTGCAAGGGATTTGATGCATTGATACTCTATTGATTTAGAAGTACCTCTAGAAGCCACCCTTTTGCCTTTCAAACATTCGGACATTGAATCTTGAATACGGTGCTCTTTTATCTCACCATTTATCAATAATAATAATGCTATAACAACTTCTTCCATTAATAATTTTTTCCGTTTTCTCTTACTTTATCTTTTAATTTCTCAATATCTGTTAATGCTTTTTCTAATTGTGTTTCAACATGGTTAAGCATAACTTGATTGTGAATATTTTTGTCTAGCAATTCTTGATGTTTTTCTATTGTTTCGTATAAATCCTCAAGTAATAAAAATTGCTCTTTATCCACCGTTGTTTGTTCACTAGCTTTTAATAAATCAGCATTCATCAATTCCCTTGATGTCTCTAGTGATGTAAGTCTAGCAGTTATTTCGGTGTAAGCAAAGATGCCCATACTGACTGCTATTATGATTCCTACCATGTTCTTGATAGGCATGGCCACCGATGTATTTTCATTCAGTTTCATAATCAATCATAAATAATTTTATACCTAATTCTTTTTGATGTTTAGTAGGAGCTCTATAAATTTTATATGTACCTTTAGCTTTATCTTCTAAACTAACGCCTTTTTTTGTTTTGCGGTAGGTATTTGTTTTAATATCTAAAAGTTCTATTTTACCTTTTTTACTTACAATAACAATATCAAACGGACAAGCAGGATCTACCGCTTTGGCTACAAAATACCCTTGTTTTGTCAATTGGGCAATAGCTTGATATTCACTTGCCGTACCTTTTAATGAAGTTCTTTTTTGTCTATCGGATATTATTGAAGAAGTGTAATCACCAAGTTGACAAGTCCACTTATGCTTATTGTTAGAATCAGCCATATTAATTTATAAATGTTATTAATTTTGTAATCAATATGTTGTAGATGATTGTTTTTTATAGTGTCTATCTTGTTATTAATTAATTTCAATTCGCCTTGTAATTTAATTATTTCTTTTTCGTTTTTTTGTGATTGTGTAGCCATTAGACTATTCCCCTTTTTTACCTTGTAGCATTTGTAAATACTCATAGATAAATTGTCTTGTTTCGCTATCTGCGTTTGCCATAATAACGCCAAGTTTTCCTAAATGTTGAATTACAGCGTCAGCACCTTTGTTACCTGATATTTTAATTCCTTGTGCTAACCAACCTATAAATTTAGGGTTAGTCATTAAACCTGCCGTTACCCTTGCACTTCCAATAACTAAAGGTACGGATAATATAAAAGCCGGATTACCTGTAAATGCTGTTGCACCACCACCAAAGATTAAACCTTGTCCGACTAATCTATCTGCTGTTCCGCTTGGGTTAGCAAAAGTCTTACCACTAGCTCTAATGTTATCTGAAATGTTTAAAACTTGTTGTAAATTTTTTTGAAATTCTTTTCCAAAAGGTGCATTTCTAAATAAAGTATCTTTAGCTTTTTCTGATAATTTACTAAAATTAGTTAAAAAAGTTTCCGAAGAAAATCTTCCGGCAGTCATTACGGTGTCGCCGCCAAATGTTTGAGCCGGTTGCATACGGCCTAATCTTTCAAGAATGTTTGATACTAAAATTTTATAATTATCGTTTGCCGTAGCTTTATTTACTTTTGCTAAAGAATTTCTAACAGCGTTAAGTCTAGTTGCACCTTCTTTACCGGAACTTAATAAAGACATAACAAGTTTATCAGGATCTGCTGTATTTACTATTGGTTGCAAATAATCTTCTATTCTTTGTAATCCTTTACTATAAAATTTATTAGCATTAATAACTTCTTTTACAGCTTTATCGCCACCATATTTTTTAGCTGCTATTTTTAAATCTTCGCTTAACGCTTTGTAAATTAATTTAAGTTGTCCTTTTTCTACATCAGGTATTAAATCAAAAGAAGCCATTTTTTTACCTATTTTTTGTTTAATAGCTTTTACAGCAGCATAAGGAAGTTCTCCGTTTTTGGTAATATCTTTTGTTATGTTTTCAAATAAATCACTTATAAAAGGGCTTTTAAGTTGATCGCCTACATTTTTGGCACCTGGAATATCGTCAGCTAAAGAACGAATAGTATTAATTGTACTACCTTTAGCTTTTGATAAATCAATTAAAGCATCTTTTTTAATATATTTATCTAATTTACCAAATAATGTTCCTGCTTTAGAATTAAATAAACCAACAAAACTTTGAGTATTATTTACACCATCAATAGAATTTTTTAATGCTCTACCAACTATTGATTCATCTGGAATAACAGGTTTTCCTATTAAACTTTTTGCGGTAGATAAAACTTTATCGCCTAATTGTTTTTGTGCATTTCCAGCAACAGCTGCTATTTTACCTGAACTTCCTGGAAAATTACCTAATAACAATTCAACTGTTTGCATACCTCTTTTTTGTGTTACTTGTCCTAAAGAAGGTGTAACACCAGCGTCTATATAATCTGATAATCTTTTACTTGTAGCAACACCTGTTTTACCAAAACCTGTTATTGCACCTTTTAAAGGTTTTAATAATAATGGTGCCACCGCTTGTCCTATTGAACCAAAAGCAAAATCCGTACCCCTTTGTGCTGCCCATTCTTTGTTAGTTCTTAAAATTTCAGCACCATACATTTGGCCAACTCTTTCAAACAATTCAGCTCCGGCTGCCATACCAACTCCAGATCCTACTATTGCACCACCTGCTGTTCCTACTACCGGTACAACACTTCCAGCAACACCGCCTTTTGCTGCACCATATATAGAACCTACTAATTCCGCAGCTTCTTTACCTAAATCTATTGCGTCCGCTAAATTTGTTTTATTTTTATTATCTAATTGAAATCTGTTTCCGTCTTTATCGGTAACTATAAAATTGTTACCCTCTAAAGGTTTTACATCAACATAAAATTTTTGAAGTGTAGCTACTTTTGAAGCCATATTAGGTGCGGCTTCGACTAGAAATCTTACTTTGTTTGGAACTTCTTCTAATGTAACTAATTCTTTTTTTCTTTGACTTGGTAATTCATTAACATATTCTAAAGTTGTTGCCATGATTAACCTTTAATTTTAAATATTTTTCCATTTGGTAATTTAAAGAAATATTCTCCGTTTGCATAATCAACTAATCTTGTTCCTTTAGGTAATCTACCTGTAACAGTTGTTGAAGTCATATCTGCAGTTTGATCTGAAATTGTTTCATTAATAAATAATGGTCTTAAATCACTATCAACAAATATATTTTCAATATTTAATCCTTTGTTTGCCGCTACTTTTTCATAACCGGATCTAATATTATCAATTGCACCTTCTGATGAATTATGAAATGCTATTGCAGCATTTTTAAAGTTTTGTTTTTCTCTTTCTGTTAATCTTTCACCTGTTTTTAGTTTTTGCCATTTTTGAAATGCTTTTTCAAAACTTAAAAAAGTAGAACCACCTGTACCCTCTGCTACTTCAAATTCTGATTCCCTTACAACGGAATTAGGGTCTAGTGTTTTCATAAATGCAAAAATAGCTGCTACATCACCGGCACCTGTATTTTGTTCTAATGCCGCTAACATTTTTTTAAGTTGAACAGTTGATTCATTAAAATTTTCTACTTGTTTATCATCATTATAATTTTTGAAGAAAGTTTGTTCGTCTTTTGAAATTTGTTCTTTTAATTTATCTGCTCTAGCTAAAGCATCTTTAGCATCTTTTGCATTTTCTGTAATTTGTTGTATTTCCATATTTATAATTCCTGCAGCAGCTTTATCTGGAAATGCTTTTGCTATATCTTTAAATGGGTGGTCGTCAGGTAGGGCTTCAAAGAAATTTCTTTGTTTTTCAGCTAAAGCTCTAGCTTTTTTGTTTTCTTCCATTTTTCTTTTCATTTCTTCCATTTGCATAAAGTTAGATTGAATTTTACCTGTTTCTTGAACGGCCGGTAAGAAAGAACTAAATGGGTCTTTACCTTGTATGCCTTGCCCCACAATATTAGCACCTAATAAAATGTTTGGATTTATGTTACCTAAATTACCAAAAAAACCACCTGTGTTTTCTAATAAACCGCTACTAACATTATTAGTATCTCCTAAAATACCTGTGTTTTGGTTTTTAGTTGCATAGTCCATCATCAACATTTCTCTAAATCTTTTATCAAACATTATATTAGTCCTCTATTTTTCATATAATCAATATTATAAGGGTTATTGCTTAAATTATCCATTGTAAAACCGCCAGGGAAAGCCGCAGAATAGCCAAATTGCTGGTTTGTAGGGGTAAGTATCATATTAAGGTTTGCTTTAGCCTGATCGTATGCTGTTTGCACAGCCGAAGCAGATCCTTGATTACCTAGATTAGCAAAGTAATTATTTACCATAGAATTAACCGGTGTCGTATTTCCTACAACATTAGCCGCTAAAGGCGTTAATTGGTTCATAGCTTCCCTTTCCCCACCGCTAACATTTCCGGTAAGATAATTTCCACTATATTTAAAATCATTAGGGTCATTGGGATTGTATCTTATAGTTTGGCCTGTATATCCTAATAATTCTAATGCTTTATTATTTTTATAAGTATCTGTAACCCCTCTAATCATAGTACCTAATATACCCCCAGATTTTGCTACAGTTCCTAAAGGATTATCCGATAAATCTCCTGCAAAAGTTGAAGCATCTTCGTCAATTGAAGAAGTAAATTCACTATATTTAGTTTGATTTTTAACATTGTTAAAAGCTAAATCTAAATTATCTACAACAAAATCTGTTTCTATATCGGATAATTTACTTCCTTTCAAATTAGAATTAGAAAGAGCTTGTAATTGATTTAAGGTATTAATTTTATCTTCTTTAGAAACAGCGTTTGAATCAAGATATGCTTCTAAATTTGCCGTTTGATATTGTTCCGTTGTAATGATTCCAGGTGTTTGTGTTATAGTAACTTGTTTTGTTTCCGGATTATAAAAAGAACTTTCAATACTTCCTAAACCATAACCGGCATCAATGTCATTTGGTCCGGTTGAATATGCTTCAGTTTCATAATCAAAATTTTTTGAAATAACACCTGGTGGTAAAACAGGATCAGGAACCACATAATTATTTCCACCATCATTTGTAGTTGTTGTAGTTGTAGTTGGCTCTCCATAATATCCAGAACCTACATCAAATCTTGAATGACCACTATCTGAACCTTGATTATTGTTATTATTACCTCCACCAAAACCACTATCAGAAGAAGTTTCACCGGAATTACCAAAACCATCACTAGCATCTCCCCAGCCATCAAAACTTAAAATACCGGAAGCACCAATATTAGGTTGATTGTTCACTAATGAACCATGAAGATTAGCTTGTAGTAAAAGATTTTTTTCTGCGTCCGTAATATAAGATAATTCTGTTGGTGGGCTACTTTCAGAAGATTGCCAAAATTTAGGAGCTGTTACTTCTTCCGTTTCGCCAAGAAAATTTTTTACACCGCCTTGTATAGCATAACCTTTATCTGATAACATTTGAACTCCTTAAAATATTATTGCAATTGCAACTAAAATATATATGGCCAAAATGTGTTTTGCAGGTTTGTTTTTTATTTTAGTTTCAATATCAAAAATAATTTTTTTTATTTTATCCATTATAATAATCCCCCTAATAAACCAATACCACCACCAATTAGAGGTCCAATTCCAGGAATTGCTGAACCTATCATTGCACCCCCCATAGCCGTAGTTAATGGATTAGCTCTTGTATTTACTTGTTGATTAGTTACCGGAAATCCTGCCGCTATTGGCGATACTATTCCGGAGTATTGTTGTAAAGATTGAAATGGTGCTAAATTCTGTTCTCTAGTTAATTGTTCTAATTGTCTTCCGGTTGTAAATAATGACGGAGCTCTAGAAGCAATATTTAATTGTCTATTTCTTTCTTGTCCATATTCGCCGAAAGCTAAAGGTAAAGCTGCTTGGGCAACTTGTGTTACAATTTGATTTTGGCTCATTGGCGAACCAGGTGTTCTACCTGCACCGCTAAATTGAGAATTTACATTTGTTGCAATATCCGAAGCTGTTTTTTGTAATAAAGGCGATAAGAAAGGATTTAAATATTTTCCGGATAAAGTATCTGCAAGTTGTTGATTAGCTGCACCGGCCATAGCCTCTTGTTGTGCAAGTCCTGTTAATGTTTGCTGCGTTGGTGCAACATAACCTGAAGCCGCAACTCCTTGATTGTAAAGATTACCGGCTTCGCTAATAATTTGATTTAATGCTGGTTGAGCTGGTGCATAAGGCGTAACGCCTGTTTGTTGTGTGCTACCGCTAGAACTTCCTCCTCCAAAACTCATTTTTTCTCCTCTTGTTTAATCTTTTTTTCTAAAACAACATGGGTTCTATTATACCCAAAGTTATTTAAAACTTTTTGCCAACCAGGTCTTGCTATTAATTCCATCATTTTGCAATCCTCTTGTTTAGCAAACTTTTCAATATCTTTAATAAGATATTGCCATTTGTGGCGTTGCTTACCTGTCATAATATAAATATGACAAACTTTACCTAATTTTCTTTTTATAATTTCGGTAATTACAACACCAAAATATTTTTCGTTAGTTTGTTCTTTAGCTTTATCCCAAAGAACCCATACTTGAAATTTACCTTGTTTTGCCGTTTCATAGACAAAATTTGAATCGTTTAGTTGACTTGAATAAGCTAAAGCATCTCTTATATCTTTATCTACAATAGGCCAAACTTTATCAAGTTCTTGTATCGGTATTCGTACTAACTCCATAAATATAGTATATTATTGTTCAAAACAACAATATAATTAAGCACTCTTTTCATCAAATATTTCTAAATAACTTACAACGCCCTCAATTTTATTAGCGGTAGCTACTTGTATTTTAAGTATATCGCCTGATTCTAAAACCAAAGGTGCTACAACTCCATTATCCGTAGTATCTGCCGCTAAATCTTTATGATATATTTTATATGTTTGACTAGCGGACGAATCTGTAAAAAAAATTTCTGTTTGTATTGCAGAAGCGTCATCATTATTTATTTGAATACTTTTTACAATTGCCGTTCTATTAGTAGGAACGGTGTAAATCGTTGTTAAATTAGTATTTGATAAATTAAAACCTGAATTTTTATATACATTTGCCATTTCTATCTGGCCGTACAGGGTACATTGTTTGAACCTACTAATGATTGACCAAATGCTGCATAAATATAAGTTCTAGTTGAATAGTTTAAATCTGTTGTTGAATTATCTAGTTTAAAACCATTAGATAAAAGATTAGCAATTTCATCTGTAGCTTCTGCTTGGCTTTCATTAGCAAATATTTTTTTATTTGTAGGATTATATCCTGGTCTTTTATTATCTGTTATTACCCAATCAGAACTAGATGTTGCGTCAACTATATTTTTAATTAGAAGAAATTGTGGTTTAAAACCAGTATAAATAAATGGTGAGTTAGGATAATCTTGGTCATTTGCTGTATAAGAACCAAACTTGCTATAACCAGTTTTTTCTGTAAAACAGTAAGCTATAAAATCTTCATCATTAGCCACTACTCCAGCATTACTACCTAATGTAAAATAAGTAGATGTTGGAATTGTATTATTCCAAACATCAGAACCAGAATCTTTTGCATTAGTAACATTTAATTTTAACTGATAATTAGCTGGAGATGAAGTATCTAGTTTATGGTGATAAACTCTCCAGTTGTCTGCTCTATCCAAAGGTTTTAATAAAATAAAATGTGGTACAGCACCAAGATGATGAGGAATTTGTTGTCCAGCCGAACCATTACCTGTATATTTAACAATACTAAATCCTGCTGTTGTGTTTACAGAATAAGAATATGCTTTAGCTGTTCCTGTTCCTGTTGTATATCCTGAACCAGTTGTTCCTGCTTTCCAGTTCCATGCTACAATATTTTCACCATTATTATTAACAGAACCATCACTACCTACACTAAATCCATCACTATCAAATGTTCTTAATTGACCACTTGTTCCAGTTCCTGCGTCTATTTCTGCTGTAGTATCATTTGATTTTAAATTTTTACCTGCACCTCTTACTGCATCAAATAATCTATGGTTTTGAGATGAACTTCTATTTTTAAACCAGACCCAATCTGGCTGAAATCCCACAGACGAAATTGATTGTGTTGAACCATTACCTGTATAAAGTTTAGTATTAAAATAATCTGTAGATTTATTAATTGTTGTGTATGCCATTATAAATTTAACCCCTTTGTTGATAAAGCTGTGTAGCCAGTTGGTACATCATATTCAAATATACCTATTCCACTTGCGTTAGTTCCTGCACTAGATACTGCTGTTGTTCCGAAGTAGCCATTACCAAAGTTTAATACTGCACTTGAAGAAATATTATAAGATACATTACTTATTGCAGGAATATAAAGTCCACTAGCTAAAGTTCCAAAAGAACCAGTACCTGTTGAACCTGATGTTGGGTCACCACTATTTAACCAACTTCCATTTTTAGAAAAATAATATTTATTGTTATCAAAATCAAAAGCACAACCAAGAATGTCATTATTAGTTACTGAACCTAAATTAGTTGATTGATTTGAACCTGCAACTACTGCATATAAATTATCAGAACCATTTGAGTATATACCATAAAAACCACTATTGTTTCCTAAATAACCATCACTATCATACCAAGGATATACATCAGATAAATGAACACCAACCATTGTTTGAGTTGCTTCTAAAAGTTTTGTTTCAAAATAATATTTACCACTTGAAGCACCTATTGTTCCTCTTACTGCACAGTTTGATGAAGAATTACCAGATGCTGTCCATTTAGTATTGCCATTAGCAAGAGTAGGTTGAGTTCCAATTATTGCTTTATCTAAAGTATTTAATGTAGCAAAAACATTACTTGGATTATCTTCTGTTTTTGTAAGTGTACCAGTAGCAACTGTCCAGTTATTTGAATTAGTAGAAGCATCTGTAACTGAATTACCATCTTTTAAAATCCAATAACCTTTTGTACCCCAAGTAACACTAGGAGAAGTTTTAATTTTCCATTCTCCAGTTGTACTATCTGTTTCTCCAAATTCTGTTGGAGCTAATTGAGCTCCATCAACATGAATTACATGACTCATAATTCCATAAAAAGGTTTATTTGCTCCTGCATTATTACCAATGTAATGAGTTATAGATGAATTATAAGTATTAAAAGTAGTTGTAGTATTACCAGGTCTAGTTTCAGTTGCCCAACTTGTTATTTCTTCTCCATTAACATAAACTCTTGCTCTGTGAGCTTGTGTTGCATTTGTGTAATCAACTGCCCAAACAATATGATACCAAGCATTAACATCTCTAAATAATTGATTTGAAACTAATTCTGTGCTGTATGAACTACCATTCCATATAAAAACATTAAGTTTATAGTCATCTCTAAATTGAATAGCAACTTCATCATCTTGACTGTCAACTAAATATGCTTGTGTAAGTCCAGTTCTTTTTACCCAAATACTTTTTGTAAATTTAGTTGTACTTCCACCTGATGTCATTGATTGTGTTAATCTTGTAGCCATTAGTTAAATTGTCCTCCACCTGTTGCACCGAAGCTAGAAGTTAAGCTAAAAGCTCTATCAACTGTTTGTGCTTCAGCGTCTGTAATTCTTAAAGTAAAATTATAAGTTGTTGGCGTAGTTGAACTGCCACCAAAATCAGTTGTTGTTATCACACCTGTTGTGGAATTTAAACTGCAATTTGCCTGTGATGCATTTGTTAAAACACTTGTTACTTCGGAAAATGTAATTGAACTATCGGAAGAACCAGCAACTGTGGCCACCGTTCCTGAAAAGTTTCCGGCTATCGCACCCAATGAACCTGCCGCCGTTGAAAAACTTGGAGCTGTTGAAGCTGTAATAATATTATTTGTACTTCGTCCAGCAAGTCCGTTTGGATTTTCAACTCTAACATAATAGTTACCTAATGCTAAAGTTACATTAACCGATAATGTTGTAGCGTTAGTAAAAGAAACTGTGTTAGCATTTGTAATAGCACCTGTTGAACCATTGACAAATTCAACAGAGGGTATTGAAACAAATCCTGTTCCGGTAATACTTATTGTAGTAGCCGTAGCAGGTGCAATTGTTTGCGATACATTGGCAACAGTTGGTTTTGTTTCTACTGCGTCTATCCATGATAATTGATTCGTATTACTACCATTGGTAGCCAAAACTTGACCATTTGTTCCGGTGTTTTGAGGTAAAATTAAAACATAAGATTGTCCGGCAGAATGAGGTGGAGCTTGAATTGAAACTCCATGAGAATTTTGACTACAATTTAAAGTTAATTTAGCGTCAGCACTAGAGCCATCGCCTTTAATCTTTAAAACAGAGTTTTCAATTGTACTTGTAGTTCCAGAAACTATATTTCCAAGATTCCTTGCTTTAGACATTCTTTATCTTTTTCCTATATTTTCATTAATTTTTTTTATTAATGAATGTTATTATAAAACTATTGTATCAGCTTCGTCTTCTGTTAAAGCTTCACCTGCAATTAATTTAGCTTTAGCACTAGCTTTCAAATCTTTATAAGATTGTTCAGCATTTTTTTCTTCTTGCATTTGTGCTGTCATAGCAGTTTGCATAGTTTCCATTTCAGAAGTTTCTTCTGCAGTTTGCTCAACTTCAACAGGTTCATTACTTACTGCTAAATCTATTACTACTTTTTTTCCCATAATATTTCTCCTATAAATTAATGTTTAAATCCATAAACAGCATAGTTTAAATATGCTATGTTTCCATTACTTGCGTAAAATCTTATTCCATCAACAGCACTTGCACTTCTCCATTGAGAAAAACCTGCTTGAAAAGAATAGTATTGGTCAGTTTCAAATGGATTAGAATTTAAAACGAACATTTGTTTAACACTTCTTGTGCTTTTAGGGTCAGACATAGTTATTTCAAATTGACTGGCATTTAATGCTGTGTTTGATGTTCCCCATCTTCCAATTCTTCCATTAGTTGCTGCTTTTTCTTTTCCAGATGTAAGTGATTCAGAACCATTGTAATAATACAACAAACCACCTTCATAATAATCACTACCACTTTGATTTGTTGTTCCTATTCTGTATTGATAAGAAAGTCTGCCATTCATAGTAGCCGGAGTGAAATCAGTAAATATAAATTTATATGCTCTGTAAGTTGTGCTAAATAAATTATCCATTACTAATTCTGAAGTTGAAGAAGTGATTGAGCCACTTGTTAATTTTACAACATCACTAGACATTGTAGTCCAACTAGGATTAGCACCTGTACCACCTGTTTGTAATACTTGTCCACTTGTTCCTGCCGCTAATCTTTGTAATCCACTTCCATCTCTGTAAAGTATATCGCCTTGTGTTGTTATTACTGTGCCAACATCTGTACCATTTGTTCCATTAGTACCTGCTGCCGACATTTGTTCCCAATAAGTGCCATTACTTACTGCGTTGCCTTGTGATGCTAAAATACAAATATAACTAGAGCCACCTGATGAAACTACATCATCAACTTGGTACTGTGTACTATTGTTGTAAGCACCTTTCCAGTTAAATTTGATAGCACCTAGATTTACTGTTGCCATATTTGTTTCCTTATATTGTTG